AAAAATGAACATCTTTTACAAGATAATAAAACAAATAAAGTCTTGGAATCTAATCCAAGTGAATCTTGTACTTGTAAATGTTCTACTCCTGATGATGCTAACAGCAGCAAACGACCTTGATCATTTTGTAAAGGTATTTGGACAGTTATCATTATCACTTGTAACCTTATTACAAGCTGTTCATGGTATATCTGACGGAACTGATTTAGGTAATATAGATGTTTGAGTTTGTAAAAACAACTCTTACAAACATACATTTCTGGATAGGATTTTTTAGCTGTTTTGTATTATTCTCACATTACATATTCGGTAATGATAATGCACTTGAGCAATTAGGTGAGCTTATTACTCAAATACTCACAGGATTAAAACTTGATTTCTCACCTACATCATGAAAACTTCCCAAAAAGGATTGGATTTAATCAAGAAATTTGAGGGTTTTAGCGATAAGGAATACATATGCCCTGCCGGTAAAGTTACTATCGGTTATGGACATGTAATATTACCTAACGAGGATTTTCCAATACCTATGACAAGATTAGAGAGTGAGTTATTACTTAAAAAGGATTTAGAGCCAAGAGAGTTAGCATTAAATAAATTTCTTAAGGTAAAAATATCCCAAAATCAATTTGACGCTCTAATGAGCCTTATATACAATATAGGTGTTGAAAACTTCAAACAATCAACACTACTTAAGTTTATTAATAACAGATTGTTTGATAAAGTACCTGATCAGTTCAGACGTTGGAAATATATAAATAAAGTAGTATCAAAAGGATTGCTTAATAGAAGAGAAGAAGAGATTAAATTATGGTTAACTTAATATTTGCTTATTTGAAAGAAATTATACTTGGTATTGTTGGATTCTTCGCACTTTATTTATTCAATCGTAATAAGACTCTAAAAGCAGAAAAAGAAGCTTTAACTGGAATTATAACAAACAAAGACAAGGTAATAAATGTTCAAAATAAAGTCATGGAAGTTACTACAGGTGTTGAGCGTACTGATATTAACTATTCTATTGATAGGTTGTCAGAACCTAAATCAAAGAAATAGTTTGCCAACACTTAATCTTCCACCTTTACCTTTAATGTCTGAATCTGCTACGAATGAGTTTAAAAAACTCTGTGTTCCTTATAATAAATGTGATAATTTGAATAACTGGTTAAATGAATTATATTTATTTAAACTAAAATATGATATTTATCGTATTGAACTTTCCAAATAAATGTGTTATATTAAATTTGCACATAAAAGGTTAAATAATAACCTCTCTTTTTATTATTGTTGGAGTAACCCTAGTTTGAGTAAAATCTAATTAGGGTTATAAAAAAGAACTTATTACTGGGGTAAATCCCAATAGTAAGTTCTTTTTTGTTATTTAACACTTTACTTATACAAATAAATAATGTATATTTTTCTTGTAACTTATCCTTTCCAATATTTGATCTGATAAAAGTCGGCAGGTATACCAATTGAATATAATAAGTGTAAGGTTAAGTTATACTTTTAATTACTATTTTTTAACACCTCATATATCATTTCCGAAGTAGCATTTTTATTCTCAAGAACTTTAATAACCTGCTCATCCTTACAGTTATTTGCTACAATATGATAAATAAGAACTGGTTTAGTTTGTCCTTGCCGGTGAAGCCTTGCATTGAATTGTAAATAATGCTCCAGATTATAGGTAATACCGAACCACACAATAATCCTACCGCCATATTGCAGATTAAGCCCTTTTGCAGTACCGCTCTGACAAAGAAGTAGTTTTATCTCACCTTTATTCCACCCTTTTTCTACATCAACTATGTTATTTCTTGTAAGAGTAACGCTATTTGGAATAGCTAGTTTTATTCTTTCCTCATCACTTTTGAAACCATAAGCAACTAATATATTCTCGTCTGGATAAAGCTCTATAAACTCTTTTAAATAGTCTATTTTGTTGTTATGGATGATTGTATATGATCCATCATTATCACTGCTATAAACAGCTCCATTGCAGTATTGAAGCAGTTTAGATGATAATACCGCCGCATTAACTGCTGTTATTTCATCATTGTTAATTCGTAAATAATATTCTTTCTCAAATTTCTTGTACAAATCATAATTATCAATATCAACTTTTACCACATTAGATATTTTATCCGGTAGTTCCAGATAATCCTCTGCTTTCATTGAAATGGTAATATCCTTTATCTTATCAAGTATAGTATTTGGAAACAGACAGGTATATTTATGAGTATTCTGATTATAACTAAAATATTGGTTTCTATAATGAGTTATGTATTTACCAAGTCTTTCACCTTTATCAAGTAAGTATATCTGACTCCACAAATCCATATAGCCGTTAGGCATAGGTGTTCCAGTAAGAAGTACCATATAAACACTTTCAAAATGGCGTAGTGCTTTGAAACGATTGGAACTATGAGACTTAAATCCTGTACTTTCATCTACAATAATAAAACCATACCTACTAAAACCTTTTGTAAACATCCACGGCACATTCTCTTGATTAATGATATAAACATCGGCTTCTTTTTGCAGAGCATCAAGTCGTTGTTTTTCATTACCTATTGCAAGAGAGTATTTTAAATCTTTTGTATGCTCCCACTTAGATAATTCATTTACCCAAGTGGATTTAGCTACGTTTAAAGGAGCTATGATAAGGCATTTTTTAACTTCTTTGTTCAATATTCTAGTAAAAGCCGTTATTGATGCAATTGTTTTACCAAGCCCCATTTCTTGGGTAACAAATATTCTTTTTATCTCAAGTATTTTATTAACTACTTCCTGTTGATAATAGTAAAGTTGGTTTTCTTTTAGCATTTATATTAAAACAATACTATTTTCAACTTCATTACCAAAAACATCCCATCCCTTTGTTTGAATTCTAGCAAACAACTCAACTCGTGGTAAATCTCCAAATAATTCAACAATTTTATTCCTAACAATATCAGGTTTTTTTGAGTGATGTTCTATTTTTGATAAAATAACAGAATGTACTTTTTTAGATAATCTTGGAAGAGTTTTACCTTTACTTGCAAGTAAACATATTTCACTATTAGCTCTTGTGTAATAACCCATACCCCAAAATAAACTATCTTTTTTTTTGTTTTGTTTTACCCAAATAAAAGCATTAGTTTTATATGTAAAACCCCAAGTTTTAATAAGTTCTAATCCATCTTGTAAACAAGGGAATGTTACCCATAAAAATAAAACACAATCATTAGCACAAATACTTTGAATATTGATTTTCTTTATATCTTCAATATTCATTGTATTATAATGAGTTTCAGCTGTTCTATTACTACCTTTTTTACTCCATACTTTATATTGCCAAGGAGGATCGGCGTAAACAATATTATATTTTTTCATTTATTTACTCCTTATAAACACCAATTTATTTATATTTTTCTAAAATTTCCATTGCTTCTTTCTCATCATTAATTACGAATACTAATTGTTTTCTCGTAATTAAATCCGAAATAACTTGTTTTTGCATTTCTGACAATTTACCATCTTTTGATTTAGTAACACCTTTTCGTTTAAACTCTATATAAAATGAATTACCTGACTTACTTGTATATATTCTATCTGGTACACCTTTATTTCCTAGACTTCTAAATTTATCAACTCTATAGCCAAGTTTTTTAGCTTTATTAACTATCTTTCTTTCTAAATATTTCTCTAACATTTCTTACTTTCCATTTAATATATGGGTGTATTTGATAATTAATTATTCCTGTCATTTCACAAAATATTGCATGTATAAGCATAAAAACACTTGTTATACTACCAACAAGCAATATAAGCGGTGAGAATAATATCAATAATAACCAAGCTAATATTTTAATCATTTTCACACCTTTTAAGAAATTCACCATAATATCTTTTTTTTAATTCTAAATAAACTTTATTAGCTTCTTCTATTGTAGAATATGTTCCTAAATAGATTCTTTCATTATTTTTTCTAAAAAATACTCTATATTTATCTTTTTTATTGTTAAAAGATACACCTCTATAACCTGTTTTATTATGTAAATATTCAATTTTTCTATAAAATATTTGAGAACTATTTGCTTCTAATAAATTTTCTACCTTTGTATTTAATGTATTACCATCTTTATATATTACTTTTTCAGGTAAATACCCATTAAACATTAAAAATATTACTCTTGATGTTTTATATTGTTTTCCACCATAACTAAAAACTTTATAATAAATACCTTTTCCATTTTGTTCCAAACAACCAACTTTATCCCCTGTTTTTATATTACATCTCTTATAATTTTTACCTGAATAAATATCAATTTTCCAATATAAATCCCCATCTCTATACTCAAATAGTTCATTAACCTCTTCTTGAGTTAAAGTTAATTTTACTTTTTTAACTTCTTTATCCGGTATATCAGACAATTCTTTTTTCCTTTTCATAAACTAACTCCTATCGTTTTTAATGTTTTTATTGTTTCTTGATAATACCTTGAATAATCAATATTAACCATCTCATCATCCAAGTTCATTATTGGATATGCACCATTTGCATCCGGTACTTTATGTCCTTTCATATTTAAAATATAATCCCCGTCAGTTCTATAATACCAACGAACAACTTTGCCTAAATATTCACCCTTAAAATTAGCACCAAACTTTGTTTTCTTGGTTAAGATATAATCTTCTTTTGCTCCGTTTCTAATAGTATTTTCTATAGGATATTCGTTTGTAAGGTAATTCTTAACAGCTTTTTTTACTATTCCAAGATGAGCGTTCCTTGATAAATCATTCAT